GAAGACATCAGACGGCACGACCATCAGCGGCACAGGCTCCTCGTCTCCGGTTACGATCTCTGGATTGACAACAGGTGATGCCTACACGGTCACGGTTGCTGCTGTTAACTCCTTTGGTTTGGGTGTGTCCAGTGCGGCGAGTAACTCGGTAACTCCGTTGGCGTTTGAGTTGTATGTTTGGGGGTTAAACAACAGTGGACAGCTTGGTCTTGAGGATACGGTTAACCGTTCTAGTCCTGTTCAGGTTGCTGGGGCATCTTGGTCTGAAGTAAAAACCAAAAGTACATTTACTCTTAGCACAAAAACAGACGGAACACTATGGGCTTGGGGGCTAAATAGTGCAGGACAACTTGGCCTGAATGATACAGTTAGCCGTAGCAGCCCCGTACAAGTTGGAGCATTGACTACTTGGGCTTTAATATCAAATGGTTACGCAGCCTCTAGCGCAATTAAAACCGATGGCACACTTTGGGTTTGGGGAACCGGCAGTTTTGGACGTTTTGGCCTAAACGACACAGCAAACCGGAGCAGCCCAGTTCAAGTAGGGGCATTAACAAATTGGTCTAAAGTTACTATATCTCAAATGTGTCTTGCCGTTAAAACGGACGGGACTTTGTGGTCATGGGGTCGCAATCATGTAGGGCAACTTGGACTTAATGACACTAATGATCGAAGCAGCCCAGTTCAAGTTGGTGCAATGACAAATTGGGCAAACGTAGCAGGCACATACAGTGGTTGTGCCGCTATAAAAACAGACGGCACGTTGTGGGCATGGGGCTATAATGGCACTGGACGGCTTGGTTTAAACAACACAGCAAACCGAAGCAGCCCGGTTCAAGTAGGCGCGTTAACTACGTGGTCAAAGGTGTCGGTTGATATTGCATGTTTAGCCATTAAAACTGACGGCACTATGTGGTCGTGGGGTTCTGGTATTAATCAAGGGAGAAGCACATCTATATTTGATGCAACCAGCAGCCCTGTGCAAGTAGGTGCGTTAACTGATTGGTCTAATGTTTCTACTGGTAATATGACTATTGCTATAAAAACTGATAAAACACTTTGGACTTGGGGTAATAACGATAACGGTCAGCTTGGACTCGGCGATACAAATAATCGCAGCAGCCCCGTACAAGTTGGCGCTCTATCGTCGTGGCAGAAAATAGGCTCTGGCTCATCACAAAGCGCAGCAATTTTGGGAGCCTAACATGAACATCAACCAATCAGGATTGAGGTGTTAAATGCCCTCGTATAGCGGTGTTTGGACGTTGCAAGCTCAGATGCAGGCCGTAGCTGCGGGTACGTGGACTGGGTTGCCTCAGTTGTTTGCGTGGGGGTTGAACACTAGTGGTCAACTTGGTCTTGGAGATGCCGTTAACCGTTCTAGCCCTGTTCAAGTAGGCTCTAATTGGTCTCAGATTGCTGGTGGGGGTTTATTTAGCCTTGCCACTAAAACTGACGGAACTTTGTGGAGCTGGGGGCGCAACAACGAAGGCCAGCTTGGTCTTGGTAATACTATTGACCGTTCAAGCCCGGTTCAGGTCGGTGCTTTAACTACATGGAATCAAGTTGCAGGTGGATATTCCTTTAGCCTTGCTGTTAAAACCGACGGTACGCTTTGGAGTTGGGGATTTAACAGCTCCGGTCAACTTGGTTTGGGTGACGCTGCAAGTAGATCAAGTCCAGTACAGGTTGGCGCATTAACAGCATGGTCTAAAGTTGCGGGTGGGGGTTATCATAGCCTTGCCACTAAAACTGACGGAACTTTGTGGAGCTGGGGTTTTAATAGCACTGGTCAGCTCGGTCTTAATGACGTAGCCAACCGCTCATCTCCAGTCCAAGTCGGCGCTTTAACCACTTGGTCTCAGGTTGCCAGCGGAAATACCTTTAGCCTCGCCGTTAAAACTGACGGCACTATGTGGGGTTGGGGAACTAACGGACAGGGTCAGCTTGGCCTTGGGAATGTTGCCAATCGTTCTAGCCCAGTTCAAGTAGGAGCGTTAACAACTTGGTCTCAAATTGCAGGGGGAAGTTTCAATAGCCATGCTATTAAAACAGACGGAACCATGTGGAGCTGGGGTGTTAACGGCAATGGTCAACTTGGCCTCAACGACACTGCCAGTCGATCAAGCCCTGTACAAGTCGGTGCTTTAACTACATGGTATCAAGTTGCCGGTGGAGGTGGCTTTAGCCTTGCTATTAAAACAGACGGTACGCTTTGGAGTTGGGGAAGTGGCTTTTCTGGCGTGCTAGGTCTAAACGACACCGTATACAGATCAAGCCCTGTGCAAGTAGGGTTGCTAACCACTTGGCTAACCCTGCCAAAAATGCCAAACAGCGGTTTCTCTCTCGCCATCAAAGGATAACCAATGAACAAGAACCTACACTTCCTCTCAGGCGTACCGCGATCAGGCTCCACTGTGCTGGCGGCTATCCTGAATCAGAACCCAATGACGCATGTGTCAACAACCTCTGCTCTGGGCGCAGCTCTGGACGGTCTGGCTACGGCTTGGCATCGTGACAACCTTCTCGTAAACAACGATCCTGATCGCAGCAAACTGGCTCACACCATGCGCGGAGTGATTGATGCTTTCTACGAAGATGTTCCGAAACCTGTGATTATCGACAAGGCGCGTAACTGGCCGATTCCGGTCATCATGCAGGCGATGGGTCAGGTGCTGGGTCACAAGCCCAAGATCATTGCTACTGTGCGCTCTATCCCTGATTGCATGGCCTCCTTTGTCCGTGTAGCCAAGCCAACCAACTTGGATGACTTCCTTGTTAACAGCTCACTGACCAACCACCTGAAAGGCTCCTACCAGACGCTCCAGCAGGGCTACGCTTACGACCCTGAGTGCTTCCTGTTTGTTGAGTACGAAGACCTTCTGGCCGACCCAAAGGCTCAGTTACAGCGCATACACGCATTCCTTGACCTGCCTGACTTTGACTACGACTTTGCCAACATTGATGGCTCAACGGTCAAAGAGGATGACGAGAACCTGCACGGTTACTCTGGCCTGCACGACATCAAGCCGGTACTGGAAAGACAGCATCAAGAAAGCCCCAAGGACGTACTGAAGCACCACTACGCTCAGTTCTGTCAGCCTGAGTTCTGGCTGGAAAGACCTCGCACAATCCCTGAGTTGCACGACCTTGATCTGCAACTGGTGGCCTCACGAATGGGCGACTTTGCCGAGGGCTGGAGACTGTGCCAGAAGCTGGAGAAGGACGAGCCTGATAACCACCGAGCAGCCTACAACCGTGGCTGGTATCTATTGCGTCAGGGTCAGATTCAGAAGGGCTACCAACTGCTGGATCGCGGTCGCATTGTTAACGTCTTTGGCAACGCCAAGCCAAGCGTCCCCACTCAGCCGTGGGATGGTAAGAGCAAGGGCATCGTTATGCTGCACCTTGAAGGCGGTCTAGGAGACCAGATTCATCAGGTGAGATACGCCAAGCTGATTGCTGATCGTGGCTGTAAAGTGATCGTGTCCTGCTCTGGCCCACTGGCCTCCCTGTTTGTGGACGTTGAGGGTGTGTCTGCGGTTATCCAGCATGAAGCAAGCTTTGGTATTTACCATGACTTCTACGTGCAGGGAATGAGTGCTGTAGTGCCTCTGGGGCTTGAATTAAGCGATCTGTCAGGCAAGCCGTACATCACGAAGCCTAAGACCATTAAAGCCCGTAGGAAGCGCATAGGGCTGCGCTGGCAGGGTCAGTCAGCCTTTGAGCATGACCACAACAAGAAGTTTCCGTATGAGCTGCTGTTTGATGCGGTGAAGGACGCAGACGCTGAGTTCATCTCTCTGCAACGCGATGAGGGTGCAGATTCGTGTCCGTCTTGGGTTAAGCAGGTTCCGCTTGATAGCTGGGAAGATACCCGCGCTGCTGCGGCATCGTGTGACTTGGTGATCTCATCTTGCACCTCGGTCAGTCACTTGTCTGCTGCGATGGGTGTGGAGACTTGGGTTGTGACTCCGGTGATGCCATACTTTCTCTACGCACTTGAGGGCGACACCTGTCCTTATTACGATACAATGCGCCTGATGCGTCAGGAAGTGTTCGGTGACTGGACTGCCTCCTTTGAGAAGATCAGAGAGCGTCTGGGTGAGAAACAAGCCTTGAGGAGAGTCAAGTGATAGCAACAAACGAAACATGCACCGTTTATTCTATACAAAATATGCTAAATGGTATGTTTTATATTGGCGTGTCTCGTGATTACCAAAAACGGTTTAAAGAACATTGTACGGGCAGAACTAAAGTACGTTCATATCTGAAGTTTGCTTTACAGCAACATGGAAAAGAGAATTTTATACTTACTCAAATTCTAATTGGTAGCCGAGCATACTGTCTTGAAATGGAGCGAAAGCTTGTTGAGGCATATAACTGTCTCGTACCAAACGGATATAATCTCCGTGCTGGTGGAATCGGCTCCTTAACGTATTTAAGCGGAGAAAACCATCCGCAGTATAGAAAAAGTCCTAGCCCAGAGGCTATAGAAAAAGTTAGAAAGGCAATAACTGGGAAAAAACTTAGCCCTTTATCAGAAGAACATAAAGAAAAAATTAGTTTTGCCAACAAAAGCAACTGGAGTGATCCGGAACGAAGCGCAAAACGCTGGGCAGCATTGGCTGGACGAAAAAAAAGAATATGGACAGAAGAGCATTTGCGTTGCCATCGTGAACGAATGAAAGCGCAATGGGCTGATGAAGAGTATAGGGCAAAAATGCTTGCAAAACGCCGTGAGAACTGGACAGAAGAGTCCTACAAAAAGCAGGCTGCGGCAGTACGCCAAACATTGGCTAATAAAAAACTGCGAAAGCTAGAAGGTGATAAGCCATGACATCTAAGTATCCCGGCGGTTTGATTAGAAAGACACCTCCCACCACTGTCGGCCCTGTCGATGGCGAGGGCGGCTCTGCGCCGGGTATCTGGACTCTGAATCAGGCGTTGGAGTTGCAGAAGCAGAATTTGTGGCCGAAGCCTATTCTGGATAAGGAGTTGTATAGTTGGGGAAATAACTCATACGGAAGGCTTGGTCTTGGAAACACAGTCAGCAGGAGCAGTCCTGTCCAAGTTGGCAGCTCAATAAATTGGG